ACCTGCAACACCGCTGGTACCGACGGGACCGACCCGTGCCAGAACTTCGGCCGCGTCTGGGGCACCAGCCTCGTGTATTCGAATACGGGGACTCCGTCCGTCTCGTGCGGTAAATGCGACCAGCCGGTGGAAGTGCTGAACGCTGTCAAGGTGGAGCCGCAGCCGGTTATCTCGTAGGCCGCAGGATTGATAGGTGTAGCTGCGTTCCTGGGAGAATGCAAGCATGCCTACCGAGATCGCAGTTCCCTTTCGCCTCGCGTCCGACGGGACTATTGCCGTCGAGACGAATCCGGACCGGCAGATCGGCCAGCATGTCCGCGCGCTCGTCGGCACGCAGCCGGGGGAGCGGGTCATGCTCCCGGAGTATGGAGTCCCGGTGTCCGATCTGCTTTTCGACCCCGACTCCGCCTTCGTCGCGCAGGAGATAACGCGCGCCGTCACGGCCGCATTCACCATCTACGAGCCCGGCGTAGTACTCCAGCGCGCCATCCCCGTACCCGACGCTGGCCAGCAGTCCCTCGCACGCATCGAGGTCGACTATGTGCGCCGCGATGCCGGGTCGTCCCCGTCCAACCTCGCCTCCCGGACGAACACCGCCGTGGTCCGCGTGGGAGGCACCGTAAGCGAGGTCATCAGTGGCTAGCGATGTACCGGCGATCGACTACACGAGTCGGGACTACGAGGGGTTCAAGTCCTCGCTCCTGGACTTCGCCTCCCGCGCCTTCCCGCAGTGGAACCCCAGCAGCGAGGGCGACTTCGGCGTGCTCATGGTCGAGCTGTTCTCCTACCTCGGAGACAGCCTCTCCTACTACGGAGACCGGCTCCAGCAGGAGGCCTACCTGCCGACGGCCACCCAGCGGCTGTCGCTGCTCCAGATCGCCGAGCTGCTGGGCTACACCCCCTCCAACGGTGTCCCGGCGACCGGCACGGTCACCTTCCAGACCGCCAACCCCGGGCCGTCCGTAACGGTGCCTGCCCTCACCCAGGTCGTCACTGACTTCATCGACAGCATCGACAGCCCCATCACCTACGAGACCGATATGGACGTCACCGTGCCCCAAAACGGTGGTACGGCCTCGGTAACTGTCACCCAGGGCGTGACCCGCGCCCAGGTCAACGTGGGCACATCCACGGGCCTGCCGGTGCAGGAGTTCCGCTTGCCGGACACCCCGGTAATCAGCGGAACCGTCCGGGTCTTCGTGGACGGTGTGAGCGCCCTCACCGAGTGGACGCACATCGACTTCCTGGTGGACGCCGACCCCGAAGACCGGGTGTTCACCACCTTCCTGGACGAGTCCGGCTCCACGTGGATCCGGTTCGGTGACGCCCTCAACGGCGCGATCCCCACCAACCAACTGACCGTCTACGCCTCGTACCGCGTGGGCGGCGGCTCGATAGGCAACGTGAATGCGGGCGTGGTCAACGCCATCGCATCCTCCGCACTTCCTGGCGTCACCATCGCGCTGGACTCCGGTGGCAACTCGATCACTTCCGCCATGGTCGGCGGTGCAAGCGCGGAGACCAACGACCAGATCCGGGCCAACGCGCCGCGCGTCTTCCGCACCCAGGACCGGTGCGTGACCATTCAGGACTTCACCGACCTCGCACTGACTGTGCCGGGCGTGGTGAGGGCCAACGCCGTGGCATCGACCTTCACCTCCATCTCCGTCTACATCATCGGCCCGGACGGAGGGACGCCAAGCAGTAAGGCCCTCAACACCGTGCAGGCCGCGCTCCAGGACAAGGCCCTGGCCGGTACCTCGGTCACCGTGGCCGGTCCGACCGTGGTGGCCGTGAACGTCGGCAACGCCGCGAACCCGGTCGTCGTCGAGTGCTGGCCGCGATTCTCGCGAGCTGCGGTGCTCCACGACGTACAGCAGGCCCTCAAGAACATGCTCGGCTTCGCCAACGTCGACTTCGGCATGCGACTGACCCTGTCCGACTTCTACAAGACGATCCTCGCGGTGGACGGCGTGCGCTACGCCAGCATCCAAATGGTCGCGCGCGCCGACGCGGCCCAGACCGGCACCGCCGACGCGGTCTTCCGGGCCTGGGAGATCCCCAAGGTCGGCGACATCTCCCACATCACCATGACCGGAGGTATCGGCTAATGGCCGCCGTCTACCCGTACCAGTACAAGTCGTTCGTCCCTCACCGGGACCTGCTCGACGACGTGGCCGCAGCCCACGTGAACAACCTCCAGGACGAGGTCGCCGCGATCCAGCAGACCCTTGGCATCGCGCCGCACCAGGACAAGAACCTCAAGATGGCGGTCAACACCTGGTCCTCGGTCGCGGACCGGCTCGACAAGATTCAGCGTGGCAAGGGCGTGCCGGTCATCTACCTGTCCAAGCCCTCGGATTCCTACAAGTCCGGCCCCGGCATCCCGATGAAGACCATCTCCTGGCCCGCGCCCGGACCACGCAACGACCCCGAGGGGCTCTTCAACGGCCACTCCATCACCGCCAACCGATCCGGGTGGTGGATCGTCTTCGCGCGCTGCAAGTGGGGTCCCCAGACCCCGGCCGCCGGATCCGACCGGGAGATCGCTCTCTACGTCAATGGCGGCGAGGTCATGTCACAGGACCTGACGCCCATCGAAGACGGTTACACCCACATGCACATCGGCTGGCAGGGCTGGGTTACCAAGGGCCGCACCATCGACCTGAAGATCTACCACCCGGTCGCCGGAAAGACCTTCAGTGCCACAGAACTCCACCTGAGCGCCAGCATGCTCCGGGAACCCGACTTCCCCGACTCGGTCCCGTTCTAGGAGGGGTGAACGACCATCGCTACCTACGGCATATCCCTCTACGGACTCAGCAAGTACGGCACGGACGCCAACCCCGAGTTCGACCTCTCGCCCTTCACGGCGACGCCGGTCGACTACTCCAGCGTGCTCCTGGACTGGAAGTCCCCGGCAGGTACGTGGGACGTCCTGCGGCTGGTCCGCAACCGGTTCGGCTGGGCGGTCAACGAGAACGACGGCGAGATCCTGCTCGACCAGACCAGCCACGGCACACAGTTCGTCGACACCGGGGTGGTCGGCGGACACTGGCTGTACTACACGGTGTTCATCCAGGCGGCCGGAGTGTGGTCCCGAGCGGGCACCGTCTCCACCCTCATGCCGAAGAACAACGGCTACACCGACCTGCTGTACTCGCTGCTCCCGGACTACTACAAGGTCTCCGTCCAGGACGGCAACGCGGTCTCGGACGACTCCAACACGATTAACCCGTTCCTTCAGCCGTTCCTGTCGATCTTCGGGTTCGGCTTCGACATCGTGAGGTCGTACTACGACTCCAACCGCTACACCAACGACGCCATGCGTACCCGCTTCGGGAACATCGCGCAGTTGGCTGAGCAGTTCGGCATCCACTACGAGCCGTCCACCCCTGCCTACCTGTTCCGTCAGCGGGTCCGCGACGCGGCCACCCTCGGCCGCCAGAAGGGCACCCTGGAGCAGATCCGGTCCGTGATCTCGCAGACCACCGGCTACGACTCCGACCTGCGTGTCGGTGTCAACATGATGCTCTCCGACGACCAGGCCGACTTCGACCACCCGACCTACCCCAACTGGGACGCGGGCGTGAACTACGCCTCCGGCGAGCGTGTGAAGTTCGGCAGCTACCTCTACCAGGCGGGCGCCAGCGGAGCGTACGGACAGGCACAGGCACCCACGGGCACGAGCGCCAGCAACGCCTTCTGGACGGTCGTCTCCCTCACCAGCGACACGACTCTTCTCAACTCCAACGGCAACATCGCGGGATGGGAAGAGGTCTCGTTCACTGCCGGTGTCTCCCCGGGCACCAACGCGGTCGAGGTCGGCGTCGGTGTTCAGAATCCGACGAACCCCTCCGACAACGCGGGCAACGCGCTGATCGTCAAGAACAACAACAGCGGCTCAGCAACCGCCTCGATGGGCGTCCGCTCGGTCGCGAAGATCTCCGGCCAGTCCGCCATGGACCCCGCGCAGCCGGTGCTGTGGGGCGTTCCGCTTCCGTGGATCTCGAAGTCCTGGGACGACGAGGCCTTCTACCAGCCGGGCGCCCTGGTGCTCTACCACGGCCGCGCCTTCCGCGCGCTCAGCGCGAACTTCAACACGCCACCCCTGTTCTGGACCACCTACGGCTCCGGCGGCTATGGATCGGGACTGTACGGGGGCGGCGAGCAGTGCTCCTCCTCCTGGGAACCGCTCTCGTATGACGACCGGGTCCAGTTGTGCCTGTCCGGTTATACGCAGGCGTACAACGGCCAGCAGGTGCCGGTGTACCCGTTCATCGAGTTCTATGACTCCCATGGGGCTCTGATCTGCGCGTTGTACTCCGACACAGTGCCGTCATACACCGTGTTGGACTCCTTCACGCGGAAATGGATCGACTGGTCGAGCCGTACTACAGACGCGGGTGGGCTCACCTGGACCGAGGCGGTCGGCCAGTGGACGACCGGCGGCTACGCCGGGGGATCGTCTTACCCGACTGGCTCCGGCCGGGCGCTGGCCACCCTGCCCGGCCACGCCGACGGCACAGTGGGCGTCACCTTCTCCTCAAGCCCGTCCGGCTCTCAGCAGCAGGGCCTGGTCTTCCGTTCGCAGAACTCCAGCAACTACTGGCGGGCCGGGCGCACCGCGCTGCACCGGATCTCCGCCGGGACGGTGGCGGCCACCTTTGCCTACTCCTCGGCCTTCGCCGACGGGGACCGGATCACGGTCGCCTACTCGGGCTCGAACATCGCGGTAAGTAAGAACGGCACACAGGTGCTGGCGATCACGGACTCCAACCTGTCGACAGCTACCGGAATCGGAATGGTGGTTGAGTAATGCCGCTGAACATCACTTTCGGCAACGACGAGGAGTGGGTTCCAGGACTCCCCGTATCCGGAGACATCCAGATACGGGTCTACAAGGTTTTCGGCCCCGAGCTGGACGGCGCGTTCACCGTCGGGGGCGACCTCGCGATCATCGTCCCCCGGCCGAAGCCGCTGCACCCGCTGGCCGGTGTCTTCACGGTCCAGGGCGACCTCAAGGCCGGAGTCAAGGCACCGGCCGGTGCCTTCAAGGACTTCGTGCACTACCCCTTCGGGGGCATCGACCCGGCCATGGCGATGATAGGCCCCACCAGCGGGTCGCTCACCTCGGCCGCCGCTGGCTCCTACAACCGCCAGTACGGCATCTTCACGGCGCCAGCGGACTACCCGGTCTCCGGAGGAAACCTGGCCTGGAAGAGGGCCGCATACGCCTCCGTGGGCTTCAAGTTCGCAGGCATGAACTTCAACAAGCATCAGATCCTCGACGCGGTGCAGTTGGAGACGGTGCGCCTCGGTGCAGCAGGCCCGAGTGCCTACCAGAACGCCCGCGAAGTGCAGGCCGTCATCAGGCCCACCCGGCTGAACTACGCGGGCAACCCCAACATGGAGTCGGGCATCACCGGTTACAACCAGGTGGCCTCGGCGAGTATCGCCGCAGACTCCTCGTTCTTCTGGAAGGGAACCCAGAGCCTCAAGGTCACGGTGCCCGCAGGCGCCACGGCCGACTCCGGAGTGACCTTCCGTGTATCCGGAATGATCCCGGGCCGCACGTACACCATGAGCGCCAAGGTCTCCATCGCGATCGGCTGCGGGGACATCACCCCCTGGTCTGGTACCGGGACCGTGCAGGTCCGCAACGCCCAGTGGACCCAGGCGGCCAACGCCCTGGACCCGGATGACCCGCGCTGGCGGACCCTCCACGTCACGTTCACCACCGCAGCACCCTCCGCGTACCTGGGCCTGAACGTCCTGCACGGCACCATGCCTGCGGGCATCGCCAGCATGTTCTGGGTGGACGGGGTCCTGGTGGAGGAAGGCGAGACGGTCCGCGACTACTTCGATGGCTCCACGGGTGACGGATACCTGTGGGAGGCCTCCGGCGTTCCCAACCTGACCCGGTCCTACTTCTACGAGAACCGGGTCGAACGCAGTTTCCTCGTCCAGACCCTCCTGACGGAAAACGTTCCGCTGGGGATCACTGCCAGCGCTCCGAAGTACGCCGTGCTGCCCGAGGTCACCATTGCCAGCAACCTGACCTACCAGTCGCTGTCCAACCCCGACCAGCTCGTCGTCAGCGACGCGGCAGGCCAGTTGGCTGTACTGACTGTCGGGTCCAAGACGGTGACGATGCGCGGACCGCAGCGAACCTTCACCGAGCAGAAGCGTCTGTTCGTCGATGACTTCACCCGAACCGTCTCCAACGGACTGGGAAAGTCCCCAGGGGGAGGCTCGTGGCTCAACCTGGTCGGCACGGACGCCAACTTCTCGGTCAACGGTTCGCAGGGTGTCGTCCTGGTGGACACCGCCAACACCAGCCGCTTCGCCAGCATCAACGATGATGATCTCGCGGACTTCTCCGCCACCGCGACGCTGACCTTCGACAAGGTCCCAGCCGGTGCTGCCTCTTCGGCGTCCATGACGTTCGGCTACGTGGACTCCAACAACCACTACCGCGCCCGGCTGAACATCACCACGACCGGGGACGTCCAGTTGGCCCTGGAGAGGACCCTCAGCGGAACCACGACCAACCTGTTCACCACGACCACGATCGGTACCGGATTCACCGCCAACCAGATGTGGCACATCCGCACTTCCCGCAGCGGCGGCAACATCATGTGCCGGGCCTGGAAGGACGGCACCACGGAGCCGGGCACGTGGACCTTCTCGATCGCCGAACCGACCTTCCCGACCGGACGCATCGGTGTGCGTGGCTTCGCCGCCACGGGCAGCACCGTGCTTCCGACCAAGGTCCTGTTGGATCAGGTGACCCTCGACTCCGGCGTGTGGGCCCACCCTCCGACGGTTACCCACAGCACCTGGGTGCGCACGCTGGACGTCCCGTTCGACGGCACGTGGACCGACGACGTGGCCATGCAGATCACCGCATGGGCCCAGGACACCTCGGACGACGCCCTGGCGCACGCGATGAAGTTCATCACCGGAGCGCCGGTCATCACCGGTCCGGACGGCTGGCAGGTGGGGCAGGCCAACTACGGCCCGATGGCCGCCGACGGAACACGGATCGAGTTCAGCGACTGGAACGACTACCTGGGATTCGGCTGGACCTACCCCGATGGCGAAGTCCGCACTTTCCCTCACGGCAGCATCACGGTGTCCGGATGCATGGACTGCTCCGGGTTCATCCGCACCGTCTACGGACGCCTCATGGGCCTGCCGATGACTTTCGACCAGGATTTCGACGGACTGAACATCCCGCGCCGGAGCATGGACATCGGACCGTCCGGCCCGGGAATCCTCGTAGCCTCCGCCACCGGCGCGGTACCTAGCCTGACCGGCCTTCAGGTCGGAGACATCGTGTCCTTCGACGCGGACAGCGGCGAGGCCGTCTCCGGTCAGTTGGACCACACCGGCATCTACCTAGGCACCGACTCAGGCGGCAACCCCCGGTTCATCTCCAGCCGAAAGACCGCCAACGGGCCGACGATGTCCGACCTAGGAGGCAACTCCACACTCAACGGAACCGGAACGTACGCGACGAGGCTGCGCAGCATTCGCCGGTTCTAAACCGCTACCCCGGAACCGGTTGAATGGTAATTCCTCACCGAACGAATGGAATCCCCATGCTCACCAATTACGCCGAGGCGGCCTCCCTCGCCGTCGGCCTCGTCCTTCCTGCGCTTGTAGCGCTGTTTACCCGGCCGTCTACCAACCCCACCGTCAAGGCCGTCGCACACGCCGCTCTAGCGGGCGCCACCGGCATCACGGCCGTCTACCAGGCGAACCCGGAGAAGGTCTACTGGGCCCCGGCCGTCGTCGCCGCGTTCCTCGCCTGGCTGTCCGGCACCGCGTTCTACCACTCGCTGCTCAAGAAGTACGCCTGGTTCGG